ACTCCTTGTTTGATACCGCGTCTAAGAGTATCGGGTGATATACTCAATCCAGCCGCTCTTAAAATTTCGGTTGCTTCCTCGATGGTCAAAACTTTGACCTTATAATTCGTCATATTCTGTTACCTTCTTTCTCTTGTAAAAATCAGAGATATCACATTCAAACAATCGCGCCAACGCGTTGAGATGGAGAACTCCAGGAATTCGCTTTTCAGATTCCCAAAAGTAAACAGCCTGATTAGATACTCGTATCTGCCGCGCGACTTCCATTTGTGTAAATCCTCTTGAAATTCGAATTTTCCGAAGATTCGTCCCAATAGACATAAGATCACTCTCCAGATCCCCGCCCGATTAAGCGGGGTCGTTTTTCTCCGTTGCTTTTTCTTCTTTTCTTTTTGGGCTTGTCCCTCCATCCTTCTGCATACCCCGCAATATAAAACAGGGCTTCCTTTGGCAGTCCAGAAAGACTGTCTACCACGCTCTGAACATCAGAGAGCTTCTTTAGATCAATCATGTTGTCACCACCTTTCAATCCCTGCTTAGATTCCTGTGCTCACTCAATAAAACACCTCCTGTTGTCCTCCCTTTCCTGCTGTGGTATACTGAGCACAGAAGGGAGATGAAGATCATGCCATTCGTGAAATCATGGAGCGCAACTCCTGGATTACTGGCTCTGTTGCGAATACTTTAATGAATTGGCTTTTGACAAAAACTCTGTAAAGCCCCCTTCAAATTCAAAGACTACTTCAAGCTCTGTGCTCCCGTGCATGGAGCTTGAAATTTTATAGTCCTTGATTTCTATGCTCTCACCGTTTAGCCGGAAAAGCGGGCAAAGGAGGATGATCCATTTGCAAGACTTCCCAACAAGGGCCCAATCATCGACAAACTCCCCTCCGCGACTGACGGATGCTGGGACGACGAGCCGTTTTGATTTCTTCGCAGCACAGCGGAAACGGGCGGAACTTTTCAACGCGACCCCCGGGACGCTGAAAGGCTATCATTGCCCCACGTGCCATGACCGGGGCGGGTACATGACGGTGGAGGAAAATGGGGCGCTGCGGTTTCAGCGCTGCAAATGCCAAAGCATCCGTGACGCCATGGGGGCCATGGACCGCAGCGGAATCCCGCCGGATGCCTTGGCGGCTTGCACCTGGGAGAACTGGAAAACGCCGGAGAACTGGCAGAGGAGAGCACTTGCCATGGCGCAAGACTACGTACAGCAAATCGCGGCGGGAGATCCCTCCTGGTTCATCATCTGCGGGACCCCGGGCTGCGGGAAAACGACGTTATGCACCACCATTTTCCGGGCCATCGTTGAGGGCGGCAAACCCGGCCTGTATGTTTCGTGGCGGGAGTTTGCGCGAAGGGCCAAGGCAGTTGGAAATGACCGGGACGATTTCCGGGAGGAAACCGAACCCTTGAAAAATACGCCGCTGCTCTATCTGGATGACTTCTGGAAGGGGGAAATTCGGTCGGCGGATGTTCACCTGGCATTCGAGCTGATTAACGCGCGATACATCAGCAAAAAGCCCACCATCCTTTCCAGCGAGAACACGCTGGAGGCGATTCTCCGGGGCGATGAAGCCATCGGCTCAAGGCTGTTTGAGATGGCAGGCGGATATTACATGGACTGTTCCAGAGCAAGGAACTGGCGGACAGCAAGGAGGCAGGCATGATTCACAAAGGCGAAATTTACTTGACCGACCGATACCGAGGCGGAAAGAAGGACTACGGCAGACCGGTTCTGATCCTCTCTTCCGCCGAGAACAACCGGGAAACCGGGTGCGTGGTGGCGGCGCCCTTGGTGTCCCGGGAACGCTACGCGGCGGCGTCCCATATCGCCGTGGAGAGTGTCCAAGGCCAAACCTATGTGGCGGTTCTGGAGCACGTCAAATCGCTGCCGGAGCGCAGCTTGCAGCGCAGAAAGGACTATCTCTCACGGCATGCCATGGCCCGGGTAGAGGGGACCCTCTGCCGCCTGTTGGAGCTTTGAGCCATGTGGGAGATCACTGTGAAACTGCGGCCCATTCCGTCCAGTGTCGAGAATCCCGAAGGGACGCGGGAGGCGATTGCCTGTGACCTGGAGAAATACGGGACCGTGCGTTATGTGGACATCAAAGACAGTGCATTCAAACCAGAGCAAATGAAACTGGAGGAGACGACATGATTCTAACCGGCAATGAAATCAAACTCCAACGGGAGGCGGGCAACATCATCATCAGCGATTGGGATGAGACCCGGCTGGGCCCAAATAGCTACAACCTGCGGCTGTCCCCCGAACTGATGGCCTACAAGGAGGCTGTCCTGGACCCGAAGCAGGACAACCGGACGGGGCGGCTGATGATCCCAGAGGAGGGCCTGGTGCTGCACCCTGGGCGGCTCTACCTGGCTAAAACCATGGAATATACCGAGACCCACAACCTGGTCCCCATGCTGGTGGGCCGGTCCTCCATTGGGCGCCTGGGCATCTTTGTCCACGTGACCGCCGGGTTTGGCGATGTGGGCTTTTCCGGGAACTGGACCTTGGAACTGACCTGCGTGCAGCCGGTGCGGGTGTACCCCGCATGGAGATTTGCCAGATTTACTACCAGACCACCACCGGCGAGATTTTAAGCCAATACCACGGAAAGTACCAGGGCAGCCGGGATGTGGTGGCCAGCCGGATTTATCAGGAGTTGCGCAATGAACAGAGAGACATGGAAGATTAAAACCTGCCCGGTGTGTAAAATAAAATTTCTCTCAACCACAGGCAAGGACATCTACTGTGGCAGGAAGTGTTATATGGCGCAGAGGTTTGGAATGCCAAGAAAGAAGAAGGAGGGAACCCCATGACAAGAAAAGAAATTCTCGCCGCCGCAGAGCAGTGTGTGTGCGGAGATCGGGAACAGGATCACGGAAGCCCAGAAAACAACTTCCGTTTGATTGCGGAATTTTGGCACACCTACCTCAGTGCGAAGTGTGTTGCCGCTGGGGTCCATGTGCAGTTAGAGCCAGAGGATGTGGCGGCCATGATGGCCTTGCTCAAGATTGCCCGGGCATCTGTAAACCCGGAGCACATTGATAGCTGGATTGATGGCGCGGGGTATATGGCTTGCGGCGGGGAATTGGCGACGCTGGGGGAAAAGATTGAGTATCACAAAAGGAATGTTTACCAGCACAACGGATCTCTGGGAAACACCGCAAGCATTTTTTGACCAACTCAATGCAGAGTTTTGTTTTTCCCTGGACGCATGCGCTCTGCCGTGGAATGCGAAGTGTGAAAGGTACTACACCCCAGAGCAAGACGGATTGTCTCAGATCTGGACCGGTGTTGTATGGTGCAATCCTCCTTATGGACGGAAGATCGGGAAATGGGTCGAAAAAGCGGTTGCCAGCGTTTCAGAAGGTGCCACGGTCGTGATGCTGCTGCCAGCCAGAACGGATACGCAGTGGTTTCACCGGTACATCTATCACCAGGCAGAGATCCGGTTTGTGCCCGGCCGACTAAAATTTGGCGGCGCCAAATGGAATGCACCGTTTCCGTGCATGGTTGTGATATTTAGGCCGGGGAGGGAAGAACAGAGATGACGCAGGAGGGGATGGAGTGAGCCTAAAAGATTTGATTGCTGATGTGAACGTCAACGAGATTTGCGAACACATCGAAACCGAAACATTGTCAGAATGGGTAAACGCATGGCAGGAAGCCGCCCTCTCCGCCCTCCGCCCCGTCAGCCGGGAGTGCGGGAACAAGGCTGCAAAGAAGATCGTGCAGGAGGTACTGAAAAATGATTAAAGCGGAAGAATTAGCTAAGAAGATGCGAAAACAGCGTTGCCACCACTGCAAGGACGGGAGAAGCTTTGATGGACAATTTATTTTTTGCGGGAATAAAGGCCTCTTTTCCCTACATTTTTGTCCGGGATGCGGAGCGCCGCTTACTGAAAACGGGGAAGAAATTTTGGTGGGGAGATTGAATGAGGCGCTGGAAGATGGCAAGGGCGATTAAACCTTGCCCGTATTGTGGAGGAGAGGCCAAAGTCAGACGGGTTGGACGGTGGAGACTGCGATTCTCCGTTTTTTGCTCCCGCTGCGATAAATCAACTATACCTGGTTCGGCCTGGAAGCTCACAAAACGTGGGGCGATAAGAGAGTGGGACAGTAGGTGGTTGCCCTACGGGAAGGAGAAAACGGATGGGATGGATACGTAGAGAAACAGAAAAGGGTACAACTCAATATATCTGCCCGAATTGCCACGATTATCATGAGTTCCGAGAGGACTTCGGGGAGCAAACGTTCAACGAAAATTTTGTTTTCTGTCGCCGCTGCGGAGCAAGAAACGGAACAGGCACTGCGCCCACCCTCACCCCGCCGAACGAGTGGGTGAATCGAGTGAGAGAGCTTGACGAGCTGTACACAAAGCTCCAGATCGTAACAGGTTTTACAGCGGAGCAACTACTGGAAATTTTTGCTGCTGGGTATACGCTGGAAAAACCAGACTACTCAAAGAAATTTGCGGAAATGGAAAATCTGGCGGAAGCTGCCCAGCCGAACGAGCCGCTGACGATGGAGGAGCTGCGGGAGATGAAAGGCCAGCCTGTCTGGACGGTAACGACAGGACTTGATGGCTCTGGACGATGGGAACTTGTTTGCGACGTGGACTATGAAGATGTGCTCGAAATGGCAAGTTGTGTGGACGGGTTTTATGCCATCGAAATGGATACCTATGGGTCTACATGGACTGCCTACCGCCGCCCGCCGGAGGGAGAGGAGGAGACCTGATGGACTACGAAAAGCTGGTTGAGCAGATGAAATGGTGGGCAGAAGAATGTGACCGAACTAACTTTGGCTGTCAAGCAAAGAAAACACTGCAAGAGGCCGCCAACGCCCTCTCCATGCTCCAGGCCGAAAACGAGAAGCTGCGGGCCGAGCTGGAGCGGATGAAAGTCGAGAGAGATGCTTATCAAGTCTATTTTAAGGATTTGTCGTCAAAGCCTGATTGCAACACTTGCGAAAAAAGGAGTTGTGAATACAAACCAAGACCCGGAGCAATTGTCCGCGTAAATTGCCCGTTATACAGTGGCCCAGAGAAGGAGGATTGACAATGGATTGCATTATATGCGGAGCATGGTTCGGAAGCGCTGGATACTCAAAAATATGCTCAACTTGCGAACGCGCGATGAAACAACTTAGACTGGATATGTTGCCTGACCGCTTCTGCGAACTGGCCCAGGCGGACAGGGAGGGGCGGTGCGTGGTGATGCCGTGCCAACCTGGGGATAAAGTTTCATACAAGAGTAGCACAGGGTTTTGGTGCAATGCGGTTATTAAGGATTACACGCCTGAAAATATATTTATCACGGCGGAGACTGAAATACCGAATGCAGAGCCATTAAGTCATACATTCTCGATTTTGGAAATTGAGGCCGCACTACGGAGGGAAAAGGAATGAAGGAGTACATTGAGAGGGCACAGCTCTTAAAAAATCTTGGGTATGATGAAACAAGACGAGCTGATGTCCTTCCTGGGTCAACGTTTGATATTGTTCTGAAAGAGCCCGCCGCCGACGTTGCGGAGGTGAGGCACGGGAGATGGGAGTTTTTAGGGCCAAATAGACTGATTAAAAGTTGTATGTGTGGAACTTGCAGTGTTTGTCATGTTAGGTCAGTATACATCGTAAATACTGCGATTTGCCCCAACTGCGGCGCTCCCATGGACAAGGAGGATTAAAAATGAAAATACACATCCCAGCTTTTAAGGCGATGGCCAAGTGCAACGAGCATATGAACCACGGACCACTTGATATTGACCTGGGGCCTGATGTGGTGGAGGTGGTACGCTGTAAAGATTGCCAATATTACCAGGATGCAAAAATCAACAAGAAGGGATTTCTGATTTGCCCAGCGTCCGGAATGGAAATTACCGAAACGGACTATTGCTCTTATGGTGCTCGCATGGGCAAGCCAAGAATTTGCGAGGTGCTGGGGGTTGAGCCGGAAGAGAAGTTTGACGCTGGCTCATACAAGGATGCCTATGCAGATTTGTATGGAACTATACGAACGAATATTGGTACGCTGATGGATGCTGACCGAGTGTGCGAGATTATCAACCATCCTGACCGCATTATCCGCAAGCCCCACTGGACAGAGCAGGAGGTAGAGAGGGCAAAGGCTATCAAGATGTTATACTCAGAGGCAGAAAGCATTGAGATGTATGGCTTCGGCATTAGAGTTTTCAACAGGAAACTTGTCATTGCAACACTCGACCCCTCTTTGTTCCCTTCTCTTCGCTCAAATGAAATCATCACCCTTGACGAGATCATCGGAGGTACAGAATGAGAGAAATCCTTTTCAAAGCTAAGCGGCTGGATAATGGCGAATGGGTGGAAGGGTACTACGTTGAAAGAGACAACAAATCTTGGATTTACCCGGCAGGCAATCAGGTAATCAGCAAGTCTTTAGCGAGAGAACTTCGCCCATTTCATAGCGCAAAAAGCACGCAGCGAATTATGAAGGAGGTGTTTCCTGTTGATCCCTCCACAGTCTGCCAGTACACCGGAATGACCGATAAGAACGGAACGAAGATTTTTGAGGGGGATATCATCCATTGGACGAACTGGAACGGCGAACAAAAAGAAGCCCCTGTATGCTATGATCAAGAGTGGAATAGATTTTGTATTTGGTTGAATGGCGCTGAAAGCATGGGCGTAAATATACATCTGTCAACGAGCGGAATTGAGGTCATCGGCTCCATCCACGACGGGGAGGGTGATTATGTTCAGCGAGGATAATAAGCACTGCCGAGAATGTTTCTGTGTAACATGTTTATATTTTCATACAGATGAATGCTTGGACGGAGAAGATATGTGTGATAAGTGTGACAACCAGTCCCACACAGAAAACTGCCCATGGTTTGATGACAGCGAGAGTATGCAGAATGATAAAGGAGATAAATGACAATCTTAGCGATTGACCCAGGGGACAAGCAGAGCGCCTATTGCTTCATAGACAGCGAAGATTTACGTCCGCTGCGGTTTGGCAAAGAACAAAATGCCGTGGTCCTTTTGATTCTCCAGTTGGAGAAGTATGATCTTGTGGTGATTGAGCGTTTGGCAAGCTATGGCATGCCGGTTGGACGCAATGTTTTTGAAACCTGCGAATGGGTCGGGAGATTCACGCAAGCAGCACAGAAGCCAGTGGACTACATATACCGCCAGGATGAAAAACTCCATCTCTGCCATGACAGCAGGGCCAAGGATGCCAATATCCGCCGCGCACTGATTGACCGATTTGCAACCCATGATCTGAAAAACGGGAAGGGAACCAAAAAGAATCCAGATTGGTTCTATGGGTTCTCTGCCGATGTATGGGCGGCGTATGCGGTTGGAATTACGTACACAGAGACAAAATTAAAATTGTAAACAAAGTGTTAAGATCGTCTAACAATTTGACCGAAATGGAGGGCTGCGATATAATTTAAGCAGGAAATGGTTTTATACATACGCAGGCAAAGAAAATTTATTTTCTTTGCCGCTATGTATAAAACAGAAGATTTTCTTCCTCCTTCGCCCGGCTCCGAGGCGGTCTCAATATCGGGCGTACCTCCTTTTTCTTTGGGAGCGCGATCCTTGTTCTCGCCTCCCTATCACCCGGCCAGAGCAGATTTTGGTGCAACTCCAAAACGGGTGACCATTCCCAGCTGGGGAAATTTGATGGAAGGAGATTGTGCTTCTATCGAATCGGCAAATTGCTTTGCGGCCGCAAAGTGAACCGAAGCACGTACCATTCGCCATTTCACTGAAACCTGCGGTTGGAGACGCAGACAATCTAAGTGAAGGTGCGTGCGGAAGTACAAACAGGCCTGCGGAAAGCCTGACAAAACCCGCAACATACCCCGCAAGGGGTATCTGGTCCGCTATCTCAAATGGTCAGAGCGCCCGGCTCATAACCGGGGACATCCTGGTTCGACTCCAGGGCGGACCACCAAAAATAGATTTTTATTGATGAGGTTAGTTATGGCTGCACGGTTGACAGATAAGCAGAAAAAGAAAATAGTGGCTGATTATCTGGAACTTGGCAGCTACAACGCAGTTGCCAAAAGAAATCATGTGTGTGGGGAAACTGCTCGGCGTGTCGTGGAGGCATCTGAAGATTTCGCAGAGAAACTTAGACAAAAAAAGGAAGAAAATACAGCCGATATCCTGGCCTACATGGAAAGTCGCAGGCAAGCAGTATGCGATATTATTGAGGTAGGACTTGCCGTTCTTCCGGAGAAGATTCAGAATGCGCGCAGCGCCGCAGAGGTTACGACAGCGCTTGGGACACTGATTGATAAATTCACAGCATTTGGCGGTGGGCCTGGGAATGATGCAAAGGAAGATGGTTTGAGCCAGAGCTTGCGAGAGATGGCAAAGGAGTTGGAAAGCGATGGTTAAATTAAAACAATGTCCGTTTTGCGGGGGACCTGGCGAGCTGCGCCGGGTTTTAACCGGGTGTGGAGGCGTTCCAACTTCGATTTTGGATGGGTGGACGGTTGATTGCCCGAATGGATGTTGCCAAATTAAGTCATTTAAAAGCGACATATACCAAGACGAGAATGGCGAGGTTGTTGTTAAGCGGAATGGGGCAGAAGAAGCGATTGCAGCATGGAATAAAAGAGTATGATTTCAGAAAAACAAAAGAAAATCCTTGCGTTTCCATACTCCAAATATGATGCCATTATCTGCGATGGTGCAGTCCGATCAGGCAAAACCTCTATCATGATGTGGGCGTTTGTTCGCTGGGCCATGGAAAACTTCTCTGGTCAGCGGTTTGGTATTTGTGGGAAAACCGTTGATTCATGCTCAAAGAATATTATTGTCCCTTTCACAGCTATGACGCTGGCAAAAGAAAAGTATACCATGCGTTGGCGCCGGTCAGAGAAGATCCTTGAGGTGCGCCGGGGAACTACGACAAATTGGTTTGAGGTGTTTGGCGGCAAGGATGAAAGCAGCGCGGCGCTCATTCAAGGGCGCACGCTGGCAGGTGTTCTATTGGATGAGGTTGCGCTTATGCCCCGTTCCTTCGTGGAACAGGCCCTGGCGCGTTGTTCTGTAGATGGAAACAAGAAATGGTTCTCCTGCAACCCAGAAAGCCCGCAGCATTGGTTTTATCTGGAATGGATTAAGAAGCATGATGAAAGAAATGCGCTGTACCTTCACTTTACCATGCGAGATAATCCAGGACTGACGGAAAAGGTCATTGAGCAGTATGAATCCATGTTCTCCGGTGTGTTTTATGATCGGTTCATTAGAGGGTTGTGGGTTGTGGCAGAGGGGCTGGTGTATCCTATGTTTGATGAGAGAAACATTACGGACGAGGTGCCGGAGAGTGGTGAGTATTATATGTCCTGTGACTATGGCACATTAAACCCATTTTCCGCTGGACTGTGGTGTTGGAATGGCAAGGTGGCTACGCGGGTGCGGGAATACTACTACTCGGGGCGGGATGAACGCAGTAACAAGACCGACGAGGAATATTATATTGAACTGGAAAAGCTGGCTGGTGATTTGCCAGTGAAGTCCGTTGTCATTGACCCGTCGGCAGCATCGTTTATTGAGGTCATCCGGCGGCACAAGAGGTTCAGGGTACAAAAGGCAGTCAATGATGTGATTCCGGGGATTGCTACTACGGCCCGATATATCCAAGACGGGACGATCAAGGTATATCGGAGCTGCAAAGACGCGATCCGGGAGTTCGGCTTGTATCGCTGGGATGAAAAATCCACGGAGGACAAGCCGATCAAGGAGAACGACCACGCCATGGATGATATACGTTACTTCACAATGACCATTCTTCGGCATAAGGTGCGCAAGGCGGGACAACAGCAATATATCCCACTGTGGGAGAGGTGATTTTTTGCTTACATATCAGGATTTACTTGCCGTGGGAAAAGAGGAAAAAGCCCAGATGGATTTTATCCAGCGGGCGATCAATGAGCACAAAGGCAGCGAGGCCTATAAAATGGCGGTAGATGCTGAACTATACTTTAAGGGAGAGAATCCGACCATCAATCGCTACGAGAAAATTATATACGATATGCAGGGTCATGCTCATAGGGATATGTACACAGCAAACCACAAGATCGCAAGCAGCTTTTTTGGCCTTGATGTGCGGCAAGAGGTTTCCTATCTCTTGGGCAATGGTGTGACATTTCAGAATGATGCAACAAAGGACAAGCTGGGCAAGAAGTTTGACTTGGAAATAGTCAGAGCCGGGAAATATGCCCTGATTGCCGGCGTTTCGTTTGGTTTTTGGAATTTCGACCATGTGGACGTGTTCAGGTTGCGGGAATTTGTTCCTCTCTATGATGAAGAGAATGGCGCACTGATGGCCGGCATCCGTTTCTGGCAGGTGGCGGAAGACAAGCCGTTGCGAGCAACTCTGTACGAAGAGGACGGATACACGGACTACATCCAGCGTAGCGGTGAAGATATGACAGTCAAAAAAGAGAAGCGGTCTTACATCCTGCATTTGCGTAGCACCGAGGCAGATGGGACGGAAATCTACGACGGCGAGAATTATCCGTCCTTCCCGATTGTGCCACTAAAAAATGGTGAAGATGCTCTCTCAGAATTGACCGGAAAGAGAAATACTGTGGATGCGCTCGACCTCTGTACCTCCAACATGGTCAACAATGTCGATGAGGGGAATCTGATCTATTGGGTGCTGACTAACTGCGGTGGTATGGAGGATCTGGATGACGCAAAGTTCTTGGACAAAGTGCGCACGATGCATATCGTTCACGCCGGAGTTGAGGGGGATGAGGGAGCAACAGCCGAACCGCACACCATTGAAGCGCCGTTCAGCGGTACTGAGGCGACCATCGACATGCTCAAACGTAAGCTATACGAAGATTTCCAGGCGTTTGACAGCTCGGCGGTATCAGCTGGCAATCAAACAGCCACGGCCATTGCCGCCAGCTACACGCCTCTTGATCTCAAGGTAGATGACTTTGAGGCCAGCGTAACAGAATTTATTCTTGGGATTCTGGCCTTGGCGGGCATTGACGATGAACCATCCTACACTCGTAGCCGCATCATTAACCGGGCCGAAGAGACGCAGACCATCCTCATGGGCGCGGAGTATTACGACGACGAATATATTACAAAAAAGCTGCTGACCATCAACGGTGACGCCGACCAATACGACGCGTTGATGGAGCGCAAGGCGGCGGAGGAAACAGAGCGGTTGGAAGAAGAAACATTCCCACCGGAGGTGGAAGAGGAAACCGAGGTGACGGAGGATGCCGAAGCCTGATGAAGCCCATCGTCTGACCGAAAAGGAACTGGCCGCGCTGGAAAAGCGTATTGCCAAAGTCTACCGAGAGGCGCAGGACGAGCTTTCCGACGCTATCAAAATTTACTTTGAGCGGTTCCGTGAGCGAGACGAGGAAATGAAAGCCCTGATCGGCACGGAGATAAATGGCAAAGTCTGGACGGAGCAGGACTATAAGCAATGGCGGCTCAACCAGATCGGACGGGGAGAACGGTATCAAGACCTGCGGGAGAAGATAGCGCAACGTATGACCAAGGCAAACGAGGTGGCAATCGCCTATGTGAATGACGCCACGCCGGGTATTTACTCCCTCAACCGCAACTATGCGGCGTACACCATTGAAAAAGTGGCCGGAAACGTGGGGTTTACCTTGTGGGATGAATCCACCATTCGGCGGCTCATCGTGGAAGAGCCTGACCTGATGCCCTATTACCCTAAGAAAAAGGCCATCAAACGGGGAATTGATTTAAAGTGGGGTAAGAAACAAATCACCAAGAGCGTTACCAGCGGACTTTTGCAAGGTAAAAGCGTGGGGAAGATTTCTACCGATTTGCAAGCCAGGGTGACGGAGATGAACCGTGCCAGCGCCGTGCGAGCGGCCCAGACGTCCATTACTAGCGCCCAGAACGGCGGACGGATGGACAGCTATAAAGCCGCTGCGGATAAGGGGATTAAAGTGCGCAAGCAGTGGGTGGCTACCAAAGACGGAAAGACCCGCCACAGTCACCAGAAACTAGACGGACAGACAGTGGAATGGATGAGTCTTTCAACTCCGAATTGGGGAAGATACGCTATCCAGGAGACCCGCAAGCTAAGCCCTCCAATGTCTACAGATGCCGCTGCACCATGCGAACGGTAGAAAAGCCGGGTATAGAAGCGGAACCGAGAAAAATGCGTGTGCGTGACCCGAAAACCGGGCGGAATGTGGTTGTTGAAGAAATGACCTATGAACAGTGGGAAAGGTGGGTGCAAAGCCGCACATACAGTGATATAATAGGAAAAAGAACGTCAAATGGCATTGAGATCAAAATGGTTTCAGCCACTCAATCGACCGTGGGGACCAAAGAGGCGTGGCATCTTCGCATGTTCTCGATGCTGTGACAAATCCCCTATATGTCCGGGAAGTTAAGACAGACAACAAAGGACAAAAAAGCCAACGCTTTATTGGCGCAGAAGCTACAGTCAACATAAACCCAGACACAGGAAATGTTGTAACGGTATGGAGAACAGGAGCTAGGGAGCGAAAACGTTATGGAGGAAAGAAATAATGTTTTCTCAAAAACAGATTGAGTTTATGAAAAGCATCGGACTTGACATGAATTTTCTTAGGTTATCGGATGATGATTACTGCAAGATAGAGGATACCGTTGGAGACATATATACAGAAGAAGCGCAGGAGCATCCTGATGAGGTAACGGAAAAAATCCTGATTTGTGAAAGTATTTTAGATATGCTTTCAGAAGATGATGCGTAGGGGATTTGCTATGCCAAATGATTTAGGTGGTGTGGTATTTAACGATTGCAGTGCCGAAGTGCTGGACGCCATGCACGACGCTGTTGTACAGGCATTGGAGCGGTGCGGGGAACAGGCGGAAGGATATGCCAAAGACCTGGCTCCTGTTGACACTGGCAACCTTCGCAACAGCATCACCCATCAAGTGGACGATGGTGAAAGCGCTGTTTACATCGGAAGTAACGTAGAGTATGCCACTTATGTGGAGCTGGGCACCGGCAAATACGCCGAGGGTGGCCGCCCCACACCGTGGGTCTATCAGGACGCCGAGGGCAACTGGCACTGGACAGCAGGTAACCCGGCGCAGCCGTTTTTGAAGCCGGCGGTGGCTGACCACGCCCAAACCTACCGAAATATTATTGAGGATGAGATGAAGAATGGATGAAAAAACAATTAAAAAAATAAATTCCGCTTTGTACAACAAAGAATGCGTTGAATTTAGACCTGTCAAGGATGGAATAAGAATTGTTCGGGTTAGGCGAGAAGTAATTGGAACAATAAAAGAAGATTTGATTGATTTTACAAAAGAAAAATGATAAAATAAATACATAGCAATTGAATATTGTTCCTGTCTATAAGTGTTTAGGCAGAAGGGCTAAGTGGAGCTGATTTGCAAGGATTTCTTGTAAATTGGCTCCTTTTTCTTTTTGGTAAACACCGCAGAGGACAGCGGTTTTTATATCACAGTCGCCCCCGAAGCACTGGGGCCGAAGAAAAGGAGACTGATTATGGCACTCACCAGACGCGCCCTCAAGGCTATGGGCATTGAGGACGAGAAAATCGACGAGATTATCAATATGCACACCGAAACCGTGGAGGGCCTGAAAGCCGATGTGGCAAAGTATAAGGCCGATGCGGAAACACTGCCCGAGGTACAGCGGCAGCTCGAAAAAGCGCAGAATGACCTTGAGGCTGGGAAGAAGGACAGTTGGAAGGTTAAATACGAGGCCATCAAAGAGGAATTTGAGGGCTACAAGAGCGAACAGGCCAAGAAGGAGACCCGCGCCGCCAAGGAAAAGGCATACCGGGAACTTCTAAAACAAGCCGGGGTGAGCGACAAACGCCTTGATGCCGTGCTTCGTGTGTCTGATGTGGACAGCGTGGAGCTGGATGAAAAGGGTGCTGTCAAGGATGTGGACAAGCTCACAGAAAGCATCAAAAGTGAATGGGCGGATTTCATCCAAACCACAACAACCCAGGGAGCACAGACTGCTGCACCTCCTGTAAATAGCGGCGGGAGTGCAATGACCAAGGCGGACATTTACAAAAAGGATGATCATGGCCGGTATATCATGTCTGCCGCAGAGCGTCAAAAGGCGCTCATGGAAAACCAAATTACATGAAAGGACTGAATTAAATGGCTGCTACGAAAGTTGAAAGCTTGACTAATCCGAGGGATTCTCTCCCCAATACCTATACCAGCGTTACCGCCCGCGAGGTGGACTTTGTTACCCGGTTTAACGATAACTGGGATGCGCTTCGCACCATTCTGGGCATCATGCGGCCCATCCGAAAGACCCCTGGCACGCAGCTAATCTCTTACACGGCTGACGTTACGTTGGAGGATGGTGACGTTGACCCCGGTAATGTGATCCCGTACAGCAAGGCCACCATTACTCAGGCGACAAAGGCTGACTTGACCATCAAGAAGTATGCCAAGGCAGTCCCCATCGAGGACGTGGACAAGTATGGTGCGGAAATTGCCGTGGAAAAGAGCGACGACGCTTTCCTAACCAAATTGCAAAACGTGGTGCTGGGTGATTTCTACACCTTCCTGAACACTGGTTCTTTGAAGGGAACCGCCACCACTTGGCAGGCCGCACTTGCAAAGGCCCAAGGCGAGGTGCTGAATAAATTCGCAGGCATGGCAAAGGACGTGACCTCTGTCGTCGGGTTTGCGAATGTCCTGGATGCTTACGATTACCTGGGCGCGGCGGACATCACTGTGCAGACCCAGTTTGGCATCAACTACGTCAAGGACTTCATGGGATATTCCACCCTGTTCCTGCTTCCCGCTACCGTTTCTGGTAATACCGCCATTGCGCGGAACACTGTAATCGCTACTCCCGTTGAAAACATTGACCTGTATTATGCAGATCCTGGCGACAGCGAGTTTGCGCGGCTCGGGCTGAATTACACCGTGCAGGGCGAGACCAACCTGATCGGCTTCCATGCCCAGGGCAATTACAGCACAGCTGTGGGCGAAAGTTACGCCATTATGGGCATGAAACTGTGGGCTGAGTATTTGGATGGCATTGCCAAAATTACTGTATCGCCGGGGGGTTAATTGGGTCTGACATCTTAACGCTATTCCCCAGCAGTCAGACCCTATTGGGGAAACAGGTTTCTGATTTAGTCGGCGATGATCTGGCGGTAAAGGCTGACGGATCTGTGATTGGAACATTTCATTATGTTTCTGATTATACGGAGTTCAGCAGCGAGCCGGACGAGCAGAGCGGGTATTACTTCCCGTTTCATCTGACCAAGACAGGAACCAAAATGACCTTCAAGAAAAACGGTTCTCCCACAAAGGAAAACATCCCGTTTGACGCAGATATTGTCTTCCGGGTGGCCAAGGATGACACCTTCGAGATTCTTGTTGATGATTCCAGCGTGGTGAAATTTACCTTTACAGGGGCAACGTTTGAACCGCAAGCCAAAACGAAAGCCCGGGCAAAGCAATAAAAGGAGGGCGGCGTGATGCTGGAGCAAGTTTTGCAACACCTGAACAACTGGTTTTTGGTGCCTGATGGCATTCACTCCGGAGAGTTCACCGTGCAGGACGGCGGCATTACGCTGCCCTTCCTGCAAACAGGGCAGTATTTCCGGGTGGTGGGGTCTGTCTTTAATGATGGCCTCCACCAATACCCGGCAAAGGACATGACCGAGGAAACATTTGATGGCGCTGTGTGGGCGCTGGCGGTGCCGAAAGCGGTCATCTCTCTTGCAGATGAAATTGCTGCCTGGGACGAGAAAAATGGCGTCCCTGGCCCATATACCAGTGAGAGTTTTGGTGGTTATTCGTATAGCAAAGCTACCAATGCAAGTGGCGTGGCTGTGGGATGGCAGGATGTTTTCAAGGGCCGCCTGAATACTTGGCGGAGGATCGGAGGTATTATATGAGTTTGTTGGATGATTTTGCTCGTACCTGTATTCTGTTAGAAAAGAAGCGTGTCCCCGATGGCGCGGGCGGTTACATCGTGGAGTGGACAGAGGGCGCAGAGTTTACCAATTATCAAGCCCTTGATACTTCCATGGAAGCCCGCATTGCCGAAAAACAGGGCGTGACAAGCTCTATTCCGCCTTGGTGGACAAGGCTGTACCCATTGAGTACAACGACGTATTCAAGGACAAGGTACAGGCGAAACCTATCGCGTAACCTCCAACCCGGAGGACAAGCAGGCCCCACGCTCCTCCACGCTGCCGCTGAAATACTTCACGGCAGAAAGGTGGGCGCTGACCACATGACTAAAAATAAAGTCCTCTATGCTTGGTTTAACGAGTTCATGCCCTTCTACCGGGCCAGCTCTGTGCCTAACGATGTGGTCATGCCCTACGGCACATACGAGTACACTGACGGGGCCTTTGACGCCGGGGAGATCGGCCTGACAGTCAACCTATGGTTTCGCACGGAGAGCGAGGCTATTCCAGATGAAAAGGCACAAGAGCTATCAAAGAAAATCGGATATGGTGGCATACAAATTCCGTGCGATGGTGGGTTTATCTGGATCAAGCGGGGGTCACCTTGGTGTCAGAGTCTTACATACCAGGAAGATCCAGCTGTTAAACGCCGATACATAAATATAACTGCGGAATATTTCACACTAAATTAAGGGAGTGAACTATATATGAAATTTACACGTATTCCGGAAACTACATTTCAGAAGTTACAGCTGAATGCTGGAATTTTGCTGTCTGATTTTACCCCAGGGACTGGAACTGTGGAAGAAGAGGATATTCTTGGAGCAACGTCTGGCGGGGTAAATTTTGTTGCAACGCCAGAATTCTCTGACTTTGGAGAGGATATTGATAATGCCCCGGTCAATGTTCTTGAATTAAAGCGTCTTGATAGCTGGGAGGTTACCATGTCCGGTACGTTCGTGACCGTTGATGTAAACCTTGCAAAAACATTGGTTGGGATTGCGGATATTGACACATCGGACAAAACCCTTGTTAAACCACGCAATGATCTTTTAACGACTGATTTCAAAGACATTTGGTGGGTGGGAGATTACTCAGACAAGACGGGGGCAACAAATGGTGGGTTTGTCGCAATTCATATGTTGAACGGCCTGTCCACAGGGGGATTCCAGCTGCAAAGCGGAAACAAAGAAAAGGGACAATTTGAGTTTGAATTTACAGGGCATTACTCCCTTGCGGAACAAAGCAGAGTGCCTTTTGAGGTTTATATTAAGGCTGGGACAGCGGAAGCGGGTGAGTCTTGATGAAAATTTCTGAACTTTCCACAGATCGGGCATTGGACGTCCTGTGCGAACTGACTCCTTACATTGCAAACATTACAGGGGACAAGGCACTGCTGGACGAATTGGGTAAAAAATTTGATACAAAAGGAAAGAATGTCGCAGAAATGTACACATTTGCGGCGCAAAAGTGTGCGGCATTGGCGCCGGTTTTACTAAAAGCGCATCGAGCGGATATTTTCGGGGTTCTGGCTGTACTGAATGAAACTTCGGCAGAGGAAATTGGGAAACAGAACGTAGGAACAACGATCAAACAGATTAGAGAGTTGTTTCAAGATCGGGAGCTCCTGACTTTTTTCAAATCGTGGCAGCAGGAGGAAGAGACAAAATAATTCTATCTCTGCTGTCAGCACCCAAAATGAGCGGGAGTTCTTATATTTCTGTCCTTCCAACGCTAATAAAAAATACGATCAAAAAAGAACTATGCGATATTTATATCACAGATTCTTTGCGTGTAATTGGGGAAAATACAGCCAAGTATGCGGGGGGAAGCTATATCAAGAAACGATGGATTTCATTTATCGAGGACAATCCCCAAAAAGAGCAAACGGGAGAAGAAATTGTTGCGCAAGTGATTGAAAAAACCGGATTGAGACTTATTTCCTCTACATAAGTGGTTGTGGAGAAGGGCTAAGCGGTGCCATTTCAGATGGGAGGTGGAACCGATTAACCTATTTGATCTTTACGCAAAGATATCACTGGATACCAGTGAGTATGATTCTGGGATTAAGAAAGTATCCCAGGGGGGAGAAGCAACCTCTAAGAGCCTGGGATCAAAGCTCGCAAGCGCAGGAAAAACCGCAGCAAAGGGACTTGCTGTGGTTGGAGGAGCAGCAACCGCTCTGGTTGGCGGATTGTTGGCAGTGGATTCTGCAACGGAAGAATATAGGATTGCGCAGGGGAAATTAAACACAGCCTTTGACGCTGCCGGGATGAGCGCCGACGCAGCGCAGCAGGCATACAGTGCATTTTATGGAATCCTTGGCGATACAGACACAGCCACAGAGGCGTCCCAGCTGTTAGCAAAGCTTGCCCTTAGTGAACAGGATATTGCTACCTGGACTGATATTGCAGCGGGAGTTTTTGGTACCTTCGGCGACTCTCTTCCCATTGAAGGTCTGATTGAATCCGCGAATGAAACAGCAAAAGTCGGCCAAGTAACAGGATCTCTGGCTGATGCCCTTAATTGGGCAGGAATCAGCGAAGATGATTTCAATAAAAAATTGGCGGCTTGCACCACAGAGAGCGAGCGGAATCAACTCATTATGGATACCCTTGCGGGCACCTATGATGAAGCCAGTGACGCATTTTATAGAAACAATGACGCGTTGGTACAATCCAGGTCTGCACAGCAGCAAGTGCAAGATGCAATGGCACAGATTGGAGGCGCGGTCTCTCAGGTTAAAACGGCGCTTTTAACAGAATTTGCACCGGCCTTGGCGGCGGTTGCCCCCCAGATTGCAAATTTTATTTCTGGGATTGATATTTCTTCTCTGGTCAATGGGTTCTCTCAGTTTGTGGGATTTTTTGTGAATAACGGCCCCACAATCATTTCTGCGGTTGCGGGAATTGGCGCGGCATTTGCTACTTGGAAAGTGACCTCCTTGATCTCTGGGATTGTTTCCTCTCTCACCAGCTTGTTTGTCCCGGCGACGGTTGCAGCGACAACAGCACAACAAGGGCTAAATGTGGCAATGAAAGCCAACCCAATTGGCGCGATCATTACATTGGTGGTTTCTCTTGTTACCGCGATTGTTACCCTGTGGACAACGAATGAAGGGTTCCGAGATGCCGTTGGCGCAATTTGGGAAGCAATTAAAGGATTTTTCCTTTCGGCCAAAGACGCCATTGTAGCTGCGTGGAGTACGGTGAAGGACTTCTTTTCCGGGGTATGGGAAGGGATTAAGGGAGCTTTTTCCGCTGTCAAGGAATTTTTCAGTGAAAGATTCCAGCAGGCGCGGCAGGCGTCAGAGGCGGCTTGGGATGGAATTTCCAGCTTCTTTTCTTCTGTATGGGAAGGAATTAAAAGTGTTTTTTCTGCGGTTCGAGATTTCTTTAGTGAGAAATTTCATTCTGCAAAAGAAGCCGCTCAGTCTGCATGGGATGGGATCACAAATTTCTTTAGTGGGGTTTGGGAAGACATAAAAGGCGTTTTTTCGAATGCGTTCAATGCGTTTTTAGACATTGGAAGCGCCATTGTGAATGGGATTAAAAACGGAATATCAAGAGGATGGAGTGCTTTATCCGTTGCGGTAACAGTGATGTAGTTCTCCCCCACGCGAAGCGGCACCGTATGTGAGAACTGTCCGTGTTCATCAATAGCCGCTTCCTCCCCTCCCACAAGCAAGGTGACAGGAGATGTCGTCACATCCTTTGTTACCCCTTCCACCGTAATAGATTCATCGTCAACGATTTGCCTGTACTCATGCACAGTCAGCTCAGGAGGAACCGTGTCTACAATGTAAACCGAAGATAAACTGGCTTGATTCCCGTCGTTGTCCTGGATGGAGGCGGTCAAGCTATGATTCCCTTCGCTCAGTTCATTTCGTGGAGTATAGGTGAACTGATAACCTTTCTCCGTGGCCTGCGTGGAAATATCTCCCTCGACCCCATCAATCAGCATGGAAAGAGAGGATGGATCAATCCCGGAGCCGTTCTCCTCGTCAAATGCTTCTACAACAAAGGTCGGAACATTGGTTGTCAATATCCCTTCTGCCGGAGATAATAGCAGAATAGTCGGGGGGACTTCCTCTTGCACCGTCAACCGAAGCCCAGGGATATTCGTCCCATCCGTTGTGGTGGAAACGCCCTTGTCGTTCGTCGCGGTTATTTCTGTGTTGAAATATCCCCCTTCTTCATTGTGGGAGGTTTTGCCCGGAACAATGACAGTCTCATATTTCCTTGTCGTTTCATTAAATGTAAGAGTGTATTCCTGTCCATCAAACGTCGCTTTTACCGTAGTTATCGACATGAATTACACCTCCCCACTCTGAAACTCACCCGACACTCTGATCTCTTCTTGCTCTATCGTCTGCACATCAAGTACGATCACTTGGAGCAATACAGAATCCCCGACATTTGCAGTCACTGGCGTGAACGTCGCTGAGATCACAATAGGAGACCACTCTTCTGCCATTTAGATCACCCCCCAGATACCGGCCAAAAAGTCCATTCTCTACTGTATATCCCAATATAAAATGACGCACCCGGAAGCTCCAGGCACACCTTCTTCTCCTTCTCCGGGGTAGTTGTCGATCACAGTCCTGCTCCAGGAATTACCTTCCTCATCTGTGCCGCTCTCTTCACGTCTATTTCCTTTCACGCCACCGGCGCCACCTTTTCCACCGTCTCCTGTATTTGCAGTCGGAAGTTGAACCCCATCTCTTGCAAAGGCATCCCCCGACGCAATGTCTGTATAGTTAGGGTCAAAATTTTGTCCATCTGCGGCAGAATATGCGCCGAATTTTGTTACCCCACCAGATTCTCCAGGAGCGCCACCTCGACCAATCTCCACATTAAACACCTGATTGGGGTTAATTTCGATTGTTTCTGCCCAAACAAGGCCACCCTGTCCGTCTGTTCCATCTGTACCGGCTTCATCCCAAGAACCATCGGTCCCGGTTCCTCCACCAGACCCACCATTTACAAGGATGGCACGTAATTTTAGAACTCCGTCCGGCGCTGTCCATGTCCCTGACGAAGTGATGATTTCCCGGTTCTGGAAAAGAAACGCACCGTCTGCCTGGAGCAAAACGCTTGTGCAATTAGATAGCACCCCGCTCGAAAAAGAGAGGTCCTGCTGAATCCGACGCGCCGTCGTGGCATTGGATTCATCCAGCCAAATTGTATCAACGTCTCCAACTTCGGACGCCGGATTCCCACAGTTTGAAATTTCATATTGGTTTCCGCCAAAGGTAGACAACATAAGACGCGCAGCGGCAAGCGCCTGCTCCTTTGTTTTGATAAAGGGGTTGTCTACGGACTTTGTCTCACTTGATGAGGTTGAATTGCCGGAAATAACATATTTTGTGTCGTTCCCGTCATTTAAGGTGAAAATGATCGCAGCAACATCGGGATTTGCTTTCATTGTGGGATAGGAAATCAAATTTTCCAACGTAATTTTATCTCCTTGATTCCATAGAGGTTCGACAGCAAGTTTCCCTGTTTCTGCGTCTGCTCTTGGCCAAGTGGCAGAGGCCATACATACCCATAAAAGGAGGTCTCCACAGGTTACACCAGAAACGTCTTCCTCATTTGAAACGATCAACGCGGTATCCGCATAATTTGTGTCCACTGTATATCGGTTTTCAAAGTTCACTCCAAGCTGCGCCACGATAGCAGCGACCCATCCTTCCAACGTCTCTGGCAAAGAATCTGGAACAATAAATTCTCTGGATTGCAGGAGGCCAATGATGTCTACCAGGTCCCATTGCATGGTCAATCCGTTATCGCTGGTCTTCCATCCTCCAGAATACTGATAAAACATCCCGACGCTCTTATACTCGTCCGTCCCGTCTGGGAGACGAATTCCCATAGAAATGTCTATGGCCTGTCGTTCTTCAATCGACTTAAAAACACCCGCTTTATTCCTTGGTTCAAATCGCCGGTCTAAATTATCCATCTTGATCGTACATGTTCCATACGGAAGGGATAAGCAAGAAATATCCCCCTGGTGTTTCAAGCTGAATTCCGCGATTACATTGCCATCCCATTCCTCATAGATGCCGGGGATGATCTCAACAACCCGCAGTCTTCTATATGGCAGAGACCACTTCGTAACAGTAACCCGAATGGCGTCTGGATTATTTACTGTAAACCCATCCACATTAATTTCCCGCTTTGTATTCCCCTTAAATTCTTTTACAAAATATGCTGTGCTTCCCTGTTTCACTTCAATCTTAAAGTCAACGGGATATCCGTCCCATACTGCGGTGGGGAAAACGACAGAACATGCCTGCAAAATTAATACATTGGAAAATGTCTCTTCCACATAAACCGGGGAAGAAAATGTTCCGTCTTCCTTGGACAAAGACGCTCCAATAAACCCGACCTGGTCGACCTCTGCCCCTTGGCCAAGAGCAGACGCAGAAACAGGGAAACTGCTGTCGAACCTCTATGGAATCAAGGAGATAAAATTACGTTGGAAAATTTGAATTTCCTATCCCACAATGAA